GTCGGTCCAGTAGGGGTATGAAAAACATTGTCAGCGGGGACGCTGTTACCAGTCAGAAGTTAAAACTAGCGTAGGCTAGGGATAACGCCGTGTAATCTGGATCAAATTTCGCTTCGTTAGCTCAGTTGGTTAGATCGCCACACTGTCACTGTGGAGGCCAGGGGTTCGAGTCCCCTACGAGGCGCCAAACACGCATTATCATGTGAGTGTCACATGATATGTAAGTCTAATCTAATATGGTCGGGTGGCAGAGCGATTATGCGGCGGATTGCAAATCCGTCTTAGGTAGGTTTGACTCCTATCTCGACCTCCAAGGCAAATAGATATCTTGTTTTGATGCATGGTATCTCAACGGTTGTAAGTGACGATGGGTGCTATCGGAACTTACGCAAATTTTGAAGTGAGTAGATGCTAGTTCGATTCTAGCCCTGCGTAAGAGTAGCATAATTTGGCAATGCAACTTACTTCATCACGATTATGGAGCATTGGCCGACCGGTTAAGGCAACAGATTGCTAATCTGTCATTCAGCAATGGGTGAGTAGGTTCGATTCCTACATGCTCCGCCAAAAACAGTCAAACATTCACTCTGACTTTAAACGTGTGATAATTTAAAAAGGAAAAATTGACATGAAACGTTCAGGTAAACGATAGTGTCAACTACTGACCCCCATGTATGGTCGTAGTTGGCACGTAAAAGACAATCTAATACGTACAACCCAGGGAAACTTTGATGGTGAAGTCCGGCCTCTTAAGCCGAGAGAACTGAGTTCGAATCTCAGCACTGGGACCATATATGGGGGTATAATTCAACGGCTAGAATATCCGGCTTTTAACCGGTCTATCAGAGTTCGATTCTCTGTGCCCCTACCATATATATAAACATTTTTGACGGCCAGACCTCGCAATTGAAGCGAGTAATCTCGTCGGTGACCTGGCAGTTGCGAAAGGTTCTTTGTGCCAGCATTGAACTGAAATCGAAAATGTTTTTATATATGGTATAAATAATTTTATGGAAACGTGGTCGAGTGGTCTATGGCTCCGGTCTTGAAAACCGGCGGACGTGAAAGCGTCCCGTGAGTTCGAATCTCACCGTTTCCGCCAACAACATATCTCTTTGGTGTAATGGCAGCACTGCGGTCTCCAAAACCGTAAGTGGGGGTTCGAGTCCCTCAGGGGATGCCAATTTTTAGCCTCTATAGTTTAACGGTAAAACGGCGGATTTATATCCCGTAAGCAACAGATAATTGGTTCATCTGGGTTCGATTCCCGGTGGAGGCACCAGAACGTTGCGCCCTTAGCTCATGCTGGTTAGAGCAGTGGACTCATAATCCATTGGTGCTGTGTTCGACTCACAGAGGGCGCACCATAAATTAGTGTACTCAAAATTAATTTAGAGTATAATTTGCCAGACTCCGGTCTATCTATTGGTGCACACATTAGATGGGCTATGATACTATTTTAATTATAGAATCAATAGTATCTCTTTACAGTCTGCCAGCCGAGTACACTAATTTATGGTAGTTACAATGAATGTATGAAAGACAACGCAGATTCCATGTCAGTGAAAAATTTCAAGACTGTGGACACTGTGTACATATCATGCACGAGGATGTAACATGTATTGTCGTTAGACATTGACAGATGGATGTGTAATCCACTTTTAGTGATTGCGTCATATGTGTGCATCAAGTATTTATAAATATTCACATGAGTAAAATTCTGATTACAAGTGGATGTAGTTTTAGCGTTAATAACCTTAGAATTCCGGCAACATGGTCTACACACCTCGGTAATACGTTGTATCAATTAGATTATCATGCACACCGTAACTCTGCTAGATCAAGTCAGGGTAATGGCTTGATAAGCAGAAGTACGATGTATAATGTTATTAGCGCATTGGAAACATACAAGCCCGAAGATATCTTAGTGGGTGTCATGTGGTCAGGAGCAAGTCGCCATGATTATAGATGCACTGATAGTAAAGACCTGCAGTTTGTTCAAGCTAATATAAACAACGGTTGGATTAAGAATCCAAATCAGTTTGTTAAAAATGCTCCTGACAATTGGGTCATGCTTACGGCAGCTTGGGCTGATGGTAGCTACGGTTCCGTAGTCAAAGAAGCTGAACTGTACTACAGACATTTTTACGATGAGATTGGTAGCTCAATTCAATCAATTGAGCATATACTGCGTTTGCAACTGTTTTTAGAATCAAAGAAAATTCCATACTTCTTTACTAACTACAGCGATCAAAACATAGTAAGAGACTATCTAAAGGAAAATATCGAGATAAAATATTTGTACGATCAAATAGATTTTTCAAAGTATCTTCCAGTTAGTAGTGAATTTAGATGGTGTTACGATAACTCTAAGTTCACACATTTGTGGCCAGAGAATTGGAGAGATCAGATATCTCTTCATCCAAAACCAGAAATGCACAAAGAATTTGTTGACCAAGTTATAATGCCTTGGTTACAAGAAAAATACGCGGGGTTGGTATAGTGGCTGTGCTCTAGCCTTCCAAGCTAGTAAGACGAGTTCGATCCTCGTACCCCGCTCCACTTTTAGGATGTTTACAGCAAACAATCGTTTAAGGTTCAACTCCTTATTTTGCCACCAAACGCTCGAAAGGGCATCGGCAGAGTCGCGCAATGGGCGCAATCTACACATCCTGTTATATTTTGGTCAACGACTTGAAAATAGTTGTTGACAATAAATCAAAGAACTGATACAATACATGTATTGACACTGAGAAATCGGTGATGTTCTTTAAAAATTTAAGCTAAGAATTTTCTTAGCATTGTTGAGTATACTAACTTACAGCACAGCCGAATCTGTGTGTAACTCCTAGTCGTAACTTATTGTGAGAAATAAGGGAGTGTATGTCTCACTAGTGTATTCAACAATGTTAAGATTTTAAAAGATATGGGGGCTTAGCCTCATTAGAATAAGCATAGTGATATGCCCAAAGCGGTCGTCTCCTACAGACCCGCGCTAGAAATAGTTCATCTAAGCAAGCCTGCTTACACCCGTGAGGGTGCGATCACTGATAAGACCGGTGGTTGTAACTGTAAAGCAAGTGTGTTGGAAAGAATGTCTGTTTATGTTCCCGTGAGGGTAAGACAGGCGGACAGAGAGTAACAGGTGGTGCTGACCTCAACACAAAACCAACTTGTCAACAGGTATAAGAAAAGGTAGTGTATTGATTCGAGGGGTTGCACCCAAGAGTTCGTATGCAGTTTGAGTGGTTAGTGGATATGTATGGTAACAGGCATATACACCGATCGTGAAAGACGACTGAGTAGTTCGCAAGACAAAAGGTACGTGGCGTGTTGTATTTTGTAGTCCAAAAGATTATGAAGCAACTGAGACAGCACATCACAGTAGGTTGTTATAGATCATTGGTAGATCAATTCTCTGTTAAAGAATAGGCAGCAGGTTCAATTCCCGCTAACAAATAAAAAAGCAAAGTCTGTCTCGGTTGTATGTGAAAAGCATCTAATACTGGAGCCGCAAGGTAATTCAGTCAGACGTAACTCGCAAGGTGAAATCTGTTTATGCAGGAAGTTTCGTAAGTTGTTAGCGCAACTGAATGGCTCGCAAGGTCAGCGGAGTAGAAAGCGTAGAATAGCATACAATGTCAAGTCTAATGCCTGACTTAAAACGGCGATGTTGGTAACAGACTAGGATACTCAGCAATGAGGCTTAGTGGAAATCAGAAGAAAGCAGTCTCGCAAGGATTGTAATAATGTCTGAGGTGTTACTCGGTAAGGATGTATTCTCAGTCCTCCACTATTCTAAAGCACATTAAAGTAGCGACTATTGCTGGAGGCGGTAGCACGTAATTAGTGTGTTTCAGAATAGTAAATTACTGGCTCCAAAGGCAAAGTGATACTATACGGTGTGTTCAGCATCGTGAGAGCAAAAGTTAGATACAAGATTGCAAAGCGAAGTTAATTAACGCAGTTCGGTCGCTACAGAATATCGGGTTACTCCCGACGGTGGGACTGTATTATTAACCAGCAAAGAACGATTGGATAGGATTTGATCACCTTGAATGTCGTAAGCATCAAGTTGAAACGCTAACAACTGGACACCATTCTAAAACACATTTCGAGTCCATGTCTCTTCCGTAATTAAGGAAGGATAGTGTGTTTCAGTATGAGTAATTACATGAACAACTCAGATCACTCGCTTATCCCATAGATAAGAAAGAGGGTCGTAGTTACTCGTATAAATAGTTTTATGCACCGGTGATGGAATTGGTATACGTGTTGGTCTTAGAAGCCAAATTTTGTGGGTTCGAGTCCCACCCGGTGCACCATACTATAGTATACTCTTGTCATATTGGGGGACATAGCTTGCCCGTATAGTTAGGGGAATCCGTTCGCTCTAACGAGTGCTATATCTCAGATGTTCGAAAGTCTGGTTTAAGGTATACTACGAAGTTACAGTGCTTGACACGCATTGGGAGTGTATTATAGTATGGTAAATTTGCGACTGTGGTGTAATTGGTAGCCACAGCAGACTTAAAATCTGCCGCCTAGTGCGTACCGGTTCGAGTCCGGTCAGTCGCACCAAAGAACTCTCCCTTACATACGGAGTACAATGAGACAAGTAGTATGTAACGAATAATTGGGGGTGTAGCTCAACTGGGAGAGCGTCTGATTTGCATTCAGAAGGTCGCGGGTTCGATCCCTGTCACCTCCACCAAGTATCATGTTGCGGGCGAGTGTGATGGTAGCACGTTGGGCTCATAACCCAGAGGGCCGGTTCGATTCCGAGGCTACGCAACCAAATTTATAGCGGGTAGGGCGGTCACCACTTCAGTCTCATAAGCTCGGAGCATCGGCAGTTCGAATCTGTCACCCGCATCCAAATTGACCTTTAGGTTCATTTCAGCAATCAAAATAATCTTTCTGTAAAAAAGAGGGACTGGGTTCGAATCCCAGCAGTGAGTTGGTCTTCACTGTGGTGTAATGGTAGCACGAAAAAAGTTGAACCTGTTAACGCAAATAAATACAGCATGAAGAAATCGGCTGATGATATTTTATTTGCAAGTGTAAATCTTCCAATCTTAGACAAAAAACTAGCCGCTAAAGAAATTTTAGCACTAGGTGATGAAGTGTCTTATTGGAATGATTATCGATACACAAAGATGATTCCATTAATGACAAAAGGTGGCGCCGGTCAACGAATTGGCGCTGACAATAGTAGACCTGGAGATTTTGATTGGACATCTTATGCTCCTAATGTCATTGTCGATTGGTTCGAAGAACATGTTTTTCCCTGGCTAGGTGGACGTTATCGTGTTATGGCATTGATAACACAGCCCGGAGTAGCAAATCATGAACACATCGATTGTAACCCTGACGAACTAAATACACTTCAACATAAGTTTAGAATTGTATTACAGGGTAAGACAAGTACATTGTATTGGTTAACGGACAACGGCAACGTTTATGTACCTGATACAGAGAAAGCATTTATCATGGATGGCGGTTGGCCTCATGGTATGACAAATACAACTGACGAGATTAAAGTAACATTGGCATTGGGTGCCCCCTGGGTAGGCAATGAAAGTTACGGTGATGATATCACTATCTTGCAGAGAAGACAAGATTATAGAATGCCAGAGAAGATAGATCATCTTTGGCAAAAGAGTTAATATTCGGAGTGTAGCGCAGTCTGGTTAGCGCACCTGCTTTGGGAGCAGGGGGTCCAAGGTTCGAATCCTTGTACTCCGACCAATCATGCATCGTTAGTTCAGCGGTAGAACTCCATCCTTACACGGTGGCTGTCGGCGGTTCGATCCCGTCACGATGTACCAAATAAGACTAATAGGTTGTTGTAAGAAACAACCTATTGCCACATCCGTCCTGGAAATTTGTTATGATGTTATTTCTAAATAAATATCTAGATGAAATCTCTTAATATAGAACTACCAGACTTTCACTGTGACCTAACTGAGCAAGACTTATTAGATATGCATGACATTATTCAAGTAGGGAAACTTGCTTGGAGTCCTTCGGAGAAAAAAGTAGTAGATTACTCCGATGTTCCGGTATTTAGATTATACACGACTTATGATCCAAACGTAACTAGTAATGTAAATCCTGCATTAAATCATGCTAGATGGTTCCCCTTACAACCTGCGTTTTATCGAGTTTGTGCAGGAACCGGAAATACAAAACTCATTGATTTATTTGGACAACTAGTGAATGAAGCTATCCGACTTTATGATAAGCCGTTTTCGACAGTAAGTTGTATACTATGTGATGAAACCATCAGTAAGCACATTCACTCAGTAGACCCTAGTAAGAATGTAGTTACTACTACTTTTTATTGGTGTTTGACTGAGAATACACTTGACGCAGATTTTTTTATCGAAGATGAAGTTTATCCTGTGTTTCGTCAGGGAATGTGGGAATTCGACCCAGCAACACCACACGGCTTAATCAGTAAAGATAAAAATATGAGATTTTATGTGTTGATTGATAATCTATGAACATTAATAAAGATAGGGATATGATAATCATAGGCCATCCAAGAAGCGGTAGCTTTTGGTTGCAAAGTTGTATGCCTCACTTTAATTGTCGGGAACTTTTCAATACAGTTAACTTCGACATTGTTGGTAAAAATGAAAAACAATTACTAATCAGTTCATATAAAAGTGTGCTACTTGATGAACAGCATGAAGATGAAGAAATTAGAAAACGCATTGAATTATTGAGTACCATCAACGTTCCTAAGGTTACAAAAATACTTACATTTCAATTTCAGTACGCACATAGAACAAAATGGAATAGTACTATTTTTGATTGGGTCAATTCACAAGATGCGGATGTAGTATGGATAAAAAGAAAAGATAAGTTAGCAAGTTTCAAGTCTTTACTAGTAGCTGACTCTTTGGGAAAATATATAGGTCCCATAGGTGCATCGGAATGCACAGTTGATATACAACGATTACCTTGGTTGATAGATAGTTTAAGTTACGATAAGGATACTTATATCAGAGAACAACTGAACAAGGATATACATGATGTATGGTATGAAGAATTGCTAGACGATTCTTCCTTTAAAAACACATCATCAATGGTAGTTCAAAAATCAAGCGAAGTAACTATTACTAACTGGCAAGAAGTAGTTAATAGTTTACCTTCAGAGGTAAAGCATGATATCGGACTTTGAGATTCTGCATCAACCTGTTCCTGATTTTACTAGTCATATCGCCTGTTTGGATCGACTAATCAGTGTAGGTAGCACAGCATATAATCCCGAGACTAACACGATTAATGGTAGTTTTATTAATGATGGTGTTGGATTATTCATCATACATTCTAGTGTGTTTTGTCAATACTTTACTATCACTAAATCACCCTACCCTATGTTCCCTACATTGAATAGGGGTATTGCAAATAATGTAAGCAGATATGTGTATGACGGGATAAAAGAGTTGTATCTGATGTGTAAGTCGATGGTAAAGATTGATTACAACACTGTTAACTTCAACTTAGCACGAACATCGGTATACAAACACACTCATAAGTTTGCATCACCAAACGATACTTCGATTGATACTCAAGTATTTCAGTTTAAGTTAACCAACTTAGGACCAAGAAACAGTACGTTTAAACTTTATAGTTCTGAATATGTTGAATTACCGATGACTGATAATTGCACCTTTAGATTTAACGGTATGTTAGAACATGAAGTAGCTAGTGCAGAAGATCCTAATTACTATGGATACTTCGTATTTGAAAAGTGGCCAGAATGATTTGCTTTAGAGAAATTGAAATAGAAAACTACGAACAATGCAATACTGAACTAACGGAAATGTTTAATAGGCAATATGTGAATCCTACTGCCATCGAACGCTTTTGGAACTTTCCGAACGAAACAGATTTCTTTGCGATGTGTCCCGCGGTAATCAATAGTCTCGGTAAGTTAGGGTTGACTGTTAATCACGTGTATATGATATCAATATCAAATAATCATCCCGAATCGATTCACATTGACTATAAAGCTAATCCAGTTAGGCTACATTGGCCAATCTACAATGTAGGTTCTGCGTTGACTAAATGGTACGAGTATGACGGATCGTATGATGAAGCGGATCTAAAAAACATTGATGGTAATGGACCTCTGTACGCAGAGTTTGATAAAAATAAATGTTCAGTAATCAGCGAACTTATTATGGTTAAACCTACAATGTTTAGAGTTGATATACCACACAGTGCAGGTATAATATCTTCTATGCCTCAACCTAGAGTAGCTTTCAGCTTTAGTTTTAAAGAGCAAGATAGAACAGAGGTAATTTTAAATGAAGGCTTATAAAGTAGAACAGTTTACTAAAATGACCCCTGAGTTAGAGGAGTTCATGAAAATAACCAAAGATAGAGGTCTAGTCAATAACTCAAGTCTTGATATGCTATATAGTTATCGCAACGAGAAGGACCATGCACTATTCACCTTGTGGTACAATGATATAATCGTAGGAACGTTCGGGGCGCATTCAATGGATTTTCTACCCAACTCATATAGAATATGTGCAAGAATGTGCATATTAACAGACTTGACAGATTACCCCTCAGTGAGAACGTTAAATCAGATAAAGACAAACAAGCATTTGACTGCATTATATGCTATTCCCAAATGCATTGAGTGGGTACGTAGTGTAAATGAATCAGGGGATATGTTCATCACTAGTCACCCTTCGGACGTTGGTACTCAAAGACTGGTTCATAATATATATTGTCCAGCTATGGAGAAACTTTCAGTATTGAAAAATGAAGGGGAGTACTTTTACCGAGGTGCCGTCCAGACATTTTGGAAATTAAACCCTGAAAAATTTTATGAAACAATTCAGTGACACATTTTTCTTTCGCTTAGGCGCGATGAAGTTTTCAGAATCATTTGACGGGTTAACTAAGCTAACTGACGTTTGCACATACGATGCAACAATGTATGCAACAAACGAACCCAAGTACTGCATGATTCGTAAACAAGAAACCACATTCAGACCTCATTTAGTGAGGCACTTGAACCTATTAGATGATGAAATGCGAAACTATATTCAACGGATGTGGGATGCATCAAATACATTTGTGCAATCTATTGGAATCGAACCGTATCAATGCTTCTTGGTAATTTCTAGTAATCGTTATAGTGTTCCGGATCACACGCACGGCGACCACATGGGAGATACTATTACAGTAGTGTCATCATTAGGTAACAGTGTTTCAGATACATATCTTTGCTTAGGTGACAATACTAGATTGAAATACCCTGAACCGAATGAAGGCAACTATGCAGTTTGCTTTGATGGCAACATTGTCCATAGTATGGATGCACACGATGACAATTACTATTTTCATTTTGTGTATGATTTAACTACTAGTGTAGATTTTCCAAAGAACATCTGGATTAAGTTATGAACAAAGTAGAAGAGGCAGTACTTGAGTGGATAGAACGTAACAATCTTTCATATGAAAAGACTGATTGGGGTTTTATTACATCTGCCTTCAATATCAAATGCATACCGAACAATCAATCGTTTCCTATATACAAAGAAAAGAATGATAGAATAGTTGCAGAGTGGGCACTAGCGCAACATATCGTTCGCCTTGATGATTGGATCAACAAGAGACCAACTCTACGTATTGAGAAATTATCCATCAATGTCGAAACAACAGAAGATAAGATTCTAGTAACCGCTAAACGTGACGATACATTGATTGCCGAGTCAGAATTATGGATTGAGGACACTTGCATATATTGGCACGACACACGTTATCATGGTTACCATGTTCCCGGTTGGCTATCTAAAACACTACGAACTGTGTTAAGATTGAATTTAAATTTGCCTATTGAGACTATTACCAATTCAATCGATAGTTCGTATCATCGTATTGGATTTAGAACAGTAGAAAAATTTGATGTACGTGATTATGTGAGACGGTCTAAACTCCCTAGTAAGATTCCATTCACAAATCCAGAAAACATCATAATGTGGAGATTAGTTTATGATAGTATCAGCACCGTATAGATCAGGTGGCACCTCATTATGCACAATATTAGCATCTGAACATAACCTAAGGTTTGCCGGACAGATTGATAACAATGCAGTACCCTTCACACGAATGGAAGACAAGAACTTCATTCACGAACATCAGAATCAACCAGATCATACTATCAACTCAATCACTAAGTTGTTGATTGACGATAGTAATGATATTATTCTAAACAACTCAAACCCTGCTCTATTCTCTAGAAGTGATTATTTCATCATGCGTAGTGATATGAGTCAGGTATATTCATCTATGTATTGGATGATGACTAAGTTGTATCCTAATATGGGTAAGCATCCAATTGAAATGATGTTCAAACGCATTACATTCTACAACGCATTGTTCCTGGATTACTTGAAAGAAACTAATACAGAGCCATTGATTCTGGAAGAACAACCATGGTATGTTCCTAAAGATAATCATATAGTACCTAAGGAGATACAGGACATGATTCCAACATACACAGTATATTTGGAGGCATTTAAATGAAAAGAGTTTTGATAGTAGGAGCTGATAGTGGTATCGGTGAAGCATTGTTCAACAGAATCGAAGGAAGTATAGGCACCTCACGCCGCTCAGATAGTAAACACATTCTATTGGATGTATTATCCCCTGAGACTTATCCAACTTTTGAAGAAAAGTTTGATGAGATATACTTCTGTACTGGGTTAGGTGGCAAGATGGGAACAACTGAGCAAGTTATTGAAGTCAATGCTACAAAAGCAATTGAATGCCTACATCATTTAGCATCCTACGTTGTCGAAGGTGGTTCTATAAGAGTTATGTCTAGTATCACTGCATCATTATCATTTGCGGTGAATACCCCAATGTCATCGATACCTACATCTTACCGAATGAGTAAAGTCGCATTGAATATGGGGGTAATTAAATTACACCACGCTTTTCCAGAGATTAATTGGCAGTTAGTTCATCCTGGATTAGTGAGAACAAAGATGACAGAAGATATATTAATAACTGACAGTAAGTACAAAATGATTTCTCCGGAGGAATCAGCACAAAGGATCCTTGCTACATCAGTAGACAAGCGATTAAGTTTTGTTAACGTAATCTCGGGACATGACATTCCTTGGTAATACTATGAACATTATATTGTGCACCACTCTGGGTAGATAAATATTGTCACTGTTTATATCTAGGAGAATATATGGATGATACGAAAATTTTCTGGCGCAGACATGAGCTACCTGTTGCAGAGTACTTAATGTCACATCAAGCTGGGTTGCGTGATGATTTCATGAGAGGTTTTGCAACCTTAGAGGAAGCAGCAAAAGCCCAAACTGAGGGTATTATGGCTAAAGAATGGCGCTTAAAGGATCGTATTAGACGCGGATTCTCAAAGGAAGATACAGAAAATTGTGTCACCACCGGTGATTCTGCAAATCTTGAGGGATGGAGAGCTATGCCCCTTCGTTACGAAAGACATGACGACATTAATATTAGTTATACAGCACCTGAGTCCTTTAAGGAAAGGTATCCAACTGCATATAAACTAATAACAGAATACGGGGATGACTGCCCAATCTCAAATTATACAGTTCTCGCTCCCAACACTGTATTGCATAGACATACTGGTGTTGAAAATCGCACAGGTGAATACATCCGTATCCACATCCCATTGATAATCCCTGAGGGTGATGTATTCTTTGAAGCGAACAACGAAGAAATAGATTGGTCTGACATTTGGGGATTTCATAATCAGTTTGCACACTCTGCACACAACTATACAAACGAATGGCGTTTAGTATACCTAATAGACCTTCGCAGAACTTCTATCGGTCTGCCACCAGGAATGCCATATGATCCAAAATATGAATCAACAAACATGGCTCCGTTCGTAAGAAAAAATAAACCAAATCAGTTACCCAAAACTGTTTGACAACAACACTAAATTGTTATACAATACTTGTATTGAATGATTCAAAGGGATGATTTCAGCATTTAAAAACATACTTAACTAATTACCATAGAAGGTGGTCGTAGGACACAGTAGCAATACTGTTCTAGGAAACTAGACTCGAAGGAATGGATGACAGAATGGAAAGACATTCTATGATGTTTGTACAGACACAATACAAACTAGTCAACATGAATTGTTGATATGGTTGAGGAACGTAAGTCCTTTATAGGTGAGTTAGACTCAACCAGACAATAAAATAAACTACGTTCAGACATCCCGTTTAATTTTTTAGGATCGGTACAGCAATAATTTACTTTATTGGAACTGATGGATCGCATGGTAGCTATTGGAGTCTACGGACGTTGAAGGTAGTTATTGAAATGCATCTATCGCAATAGGAGTGATGGCCCTATTCAAAAAGCAGTCAACAACGATCCTGTTATTTTTCGTATCATTGCAAAAAAGTGTTGACAAATAACACAAACAATGATACAATACATTTTAGGATGCATTCAGCAACTTTAATCTTTTTCATAATAAGAGCAAAAGCGCATCCTGTTGCAAAATTCATAGAAAGGAACTATAATGCAATTCGCAGAAGCAATCAAAAACCAAGAAGTTCGTACTACTAATGGTATGAAGGCACGTAAGTCAAGCGCAAACGCTTGTGTAGACTTGTTCTACAACCTAGGTGCAAGCCGAGGTAAAAACGTTATCCCAGCATTCACTGCGGCTTATGTCGAGAACAGTGATCTGGCACTGCGTATTGCACAGTGGGCACGTGATGCCCGCGGTGGTTCCGGTGAACGCCAAGTGTTCCGAGATATTCTTGTTCACTTGGAAAAGACTAACCCAGAAGACGCTATGCGTTTGATGGCGAAGATCCCAGAAATCGGTCGTTATGACGACTTGCTAGTGTTTAAGACTCAGCCTGTGAAGGCTAAGGCATACACTATGCTTGGCGATGCACTTCGTGCCCGTAACGGTCTCGCGGCTAAGTGGACTCCTCGTAAGGGTGAAGTCGCACGTGAAATCCGCGAATTCTTCGGAATGACTCCTAAGCAATACCGTAAGAGCCTTGTTGCACTTACTAACGTTGTGGAAACACAAATGTGTGCTAAGGATTGGGATAACATCAACTTCTCGCATGTTCCTTCAGTGGCACATGCACGTTACAAGAAGGCGTTTGGCCGTAATGGCACAACTTACGCTGAATACGTAACTAAGTTGGTTAAGGGCGAAGCAGGTGTCAAAATCAACGCTGGTGCAGTTTTCCCTTACGATGTGTTGAAGGGTGCTATCAACCGATACAGCCGTTCAGCTATGTCTAAGACTGAGTTGGATGCATTGCAAGCCCAATGGGACGCATTGCCTAACTACGTCGGTGACGCTAACGTGTTGCCTATGGTTGACTCGTCAGGTTCGATGACTTGCGCGGCAGGTGGTTACAACTCTAAGTCAGGCTTGTCTTGCTTGGATGTTGCACTGTCTTTGGGCTTGTACTTCGCTGACAAGAACAAGGGTAAGTTCAAGGATACGTTCTTGACTTTCTCTAACACACCAAAGTTGGTTAACTTGAAGGGTAACATCAATCAAAAGATTGACCAAATGAACACAGGCGAAGTTGCTAACACCAACTTGAATGCGGCGTTCAACTTGATCCTCAAGACAGCGTTGGACAACAATGTTCCTCAAGCAGAAATGCCAGAAACATTGGTGATCTTCTCTGACATGCAGTTCGACCAAGGCGTTAAGCACGATGACAGCGCAATCGAAATGATTGCACGTAAGTATGAAGCCGCAGGCTACGCGATCCCTAAGGTCGTGTTCTGGAACTTGAATGCCGCTTATGGCAACACCCCTGTCAAGTTCGATAAGAGTGGTACCGCTCTTGTCTCTGGTTTCAGCCCAGCTGTTGCAACTTCTGTATTGTCAGGAGACTTGGAAGACTTCACACCAGAAGCTATCATGTTGAAGACAGTTATGAAGGATCGTTACGACTTGTCGTAATTGAAACACCCGGCTACACTTCTCCGTTAAAGAAGTGCGTTATTGTCTGACGATACATGACGATGTGCATAAGGTCTACAGCAAGGCTCCTTTAGAGCGACTTGGCAAATCCTTAGGTGGACGACAGCCTAACCAGAAGAGGCAACGTGAGACAGTGTAAACAACTAAGACCGGGGCTCTTGTGGTGAGAGTATCCGGTCAACCTATTTGAAGCGAGGGCCCCAAGCGTGTCCAACAAGACTAAAGCGTGTGCCCCTTGTAATCTCGGTTACTGAATGAATGTAATGACTAGGAAAGAATATTCCTGTTCCTTGTTTTCTATTGCAGTTATAAGAACCGATCATCAAGTCGCCGCCTTCATATTCTTGTTCATCTGACAGTTGTACAATCAGGTTCATTTTTCTTTCAATTCCCCGTTCAGTGTTGATTAGGATGTCACTGTGAGGTCCGAACACATCACCTTCGATATATGATTTGATTTCATATGGTTCAAGGAAATCTATCGATGGATTTTCAATATCACAAAACTGTTCCCATGCTGAATCTAAAATGTCGTATATACGATGATTGTGTTGAAACACCAAGCAGGTGTAAAAAGAGGCAAAACAATCTTCTGACTTGCTACCTCGACGGTGCAATCCTGATAGGTCCTTGTCTAACGCAAACTCACGTAATTCTTCTGCTACTTCTTTGGTTACTAAATTGGGTATCTCGGTTACCAAACTTTTGAAGCTCGCAATTGCTAGTGGTTTGTTTTGAACGGGTAAGAACATGAAAGTATTTATTGCAAATAATAGTGAAGTGTGATAAAATAGAGTCTTCTCAGCACTAGAGTAAATAATTAACTAAGAGGATATTATGAGTTGTAGAGGTTATTCCCCAAAAGCAGTTAGTCTGCCAAAATCAGTTAAACGTGCCGCGGCACGTATTCAAGATGCACATACACGTGGAGCATTCATCAAGAGTTATGTAACGATTCTTGAAAGTGAATCACGCTCATTTGGAGGCAAAGGAGATAAGAAATGAGTAAGGGTTCTCGACCTCGCCCATTCAGTGTAAGTCCAAGTGAGTTCAACGAAAACATGGACAGAATCTTTGGTGCTAAGCCAAAGCGTGAACAATATGTTCCACCTCCCCTTCCTGATATGAGCGAAGAAAAGAAAACAATTGACTGGGGTACAGAAAATAAAACCCCCGATCAAGGAAGCTAAATAAAATATCAACGCCTCGTTAACTCAGTGGTAGAGTGTCTCCTTTACACGGAGAAGGTCGGCAGTTCGAAACTGTCACGAGGTACCAATCAAATGCGGGTATAGCTCAGTTGGTAGAGCACTTCCTTGCCAAGGAAGATGTCGAGAGTTCGAGTCTCTTTGCCCGCTCCAAGTTTATTAACTAAACGAAAGCAAAAAATGACAACAGAAAGCAGAGCACGGTATACTAGTGAAGAAGCCGCAATCGCAGTGGGTAATCGATATGATTTGGTTCTAATTGCATCTGCAAGAGTTCGTGAATTGAAACGAGGTCACATGCCCAAGGTTACTACTACCGCAGGAACAACAGTAACTGCCCTTCAAGAAATCGAAAAGGGCCTAGTAGGTCGCGAATACTTGAAACGTGTCAAGTGATATTGTAGGTATCATCGGTCCCGGTGGAGAAGGTGGGACGTTCTTAGATTGGACGTTACCCTATCTCGCCGGTCCGACCTAGATGAGATATATTATTGTAGACAGAATCTCAAATAAAATAATAAACTCAGCGGCGCAGTTAATCTCAACTAATCCAATAACTAGTTCTGGCAACGCACATAAACATAAGAAAACACATCCCACTGAGGCATTAGTTAAACCATGCATAGACTTGTACCGAAAAGTTACTGATTCTAAAATCAAGCTATTGACGATGTACATTGTAGCATCAAGTGAATCATATGCTAATGGTGAGTCTTATTCAGAATTAGCAAGGCGAATCTGTAGGCAGAATGCCGAAATGCCTATCATTCATTTTTATCATCCTGATAACATGAGTGATAAACTTGCACATAGAATTCATCTACATATCCCTGAATTGTCTCAAACTATTACTGAGATTAAAAATAGTGTTCTGGCTTCATGCAATGAACCAGATAAAATAATCATTGATCCTAACGTTTATCCTCTAAACATAGAGACAATGTTTTCAGACCTCGATACTGAAATACATAAAATATTTGCTTGGTTAAATTTACCAATAGACGAAGCAAGATACACTGCTTGGTTACCTGTCTACCGAGCATGGCAACAAGCCTAAACTTACTACTTTTGTAGTACTTGACTTTAATACCCAAACACTGTATAATGTAGAAATACAAAAGAAAGAGTGTATCCAAATGAAACAAGTCGTTTACAAAGGTTCAGTGTTAGCTAAAGGTAGTACTGCACTTGAACTGTGGGAAAACTGGCAAAAAGAAAAGAAAGATCGGAACGCCGCTCAAAAGAAGCTGGACGTCCATATGAAAGAAGTCGAACAGCGTCACCGAGACTTGCTGGATCGATACAAATAAGAAAAGAGAATAATATGCCTTGGATTGAAAATTGTGCGGCTGATGATATCCCAAAGAGATTTCACCACGAAGCCGGTGAGAATAGTATGCTGATTAGCATTACAGACCCAGCAAGTTGGAGACCAACTCCTGCTCACAAGTTCAAAGAGATTCACAATTTTGAATTCTTGGATATTGAAAAAGACGATTTTGCATTGGACGAGGCAATGCGTTGTAGTCAAGAGCAAGCAAACGAATTAGTCCGATTGTTGCAACATGCAAAGGAAAATCGAATGAACGTTGTGGTTCATTGCTTTGCAGGTATCTGTCGCAGTGGTGCAGTGTGTGAGGTTGGTGTCATGATGGGTTTTGAAGACACTGGCAGATTTCGCAGTCCTAACTTGCTTGTCAAGCATCGCATGATGCGCGCCCTCGGCTGGACCTACGATGAGGATGAGAAACCGAATGTCGATGACTGGAGAACTTTTAGGAACGACAATTAATGATAAAAGTGCTTGGTTGGGATAAATAAGTATATAGGAGAAATCATGAATACTTATCCAACTAAAGCAAAACCGTATGTTTATCGCTGTACTAACAAAATCACTGGTCATTTTTATATAGGATATCGTGAGGCGAATGTTAAACTGAATAGGATACCAGAAATTGATTTTCCGTTATATAAGAGTTCTTCAAAAGCAGTTAAGGACAACTTTGACAATTTTGAATGGACTATCGTAGCAGAATTTGAGACTGGTAAAGATGCGTATTCATTTGAGCAAAAATTGATTCATGAGCACTGGAATGAACCATTACTCTTGAACGAACATTGCTGTCACAATGAACAACAATTCAGAAGATCGGCACCACCGTGGAATAAAGGAAGAACAGGGTTATATAGCAGAACTGATGATACCAGGCAGAAAATAAAACAAAAACGAGCACTTCAAGTTATGGGAGAATCTCCTTTAAAGGGAAAGTCATATAATGATATTCACGGGGAAGATGCAGTATCTTTGAAGAAGAAAATTTCTGAAAAAATGTTAAGCGCAGGTATAAAAAGAACCGAAGAGTTTAAAGAAAATTTGAGAAAACCAAAAGAGAAAATCACTTGCCCACATTGCGGTAAAACAGGGGGTGGTGGTTCAATGATTCAATGGCACTTTGATAAATGTAAAAATAGGAATTTAGATGTTTAAAGTAATAGGCAAAGATGTAGAATATGAAGTTCATTCACTGGATGACGCCATGTTCTTGGCAAAAAAGATGAACGAATTCGTGACCATACGTGGTCAAGATGGAATGGAATTTGTAGGCAAGTTTGGTGTTGATTCAGTGAAAGATGGTAAGTGCCCTGACGGTGTCGCTTACGACTGGAACAAGGCATCACGCATCGGTGCTCCAAAACGAGTCAGAGTTTAATACTTGACAATAAATCGGTTTGGGCATATAATCAATCTATTGAATGAAAGGAGCATAGTATGGGTTACAATACAAAACACTTTGACCATGAAGCACACTATGCTTCCAAGTCAACAAAAGAACTTGAGGCACTGTTAAAACAGGCTGAAAAGTTTGTACAGGATCATCCTAAGTTTGAATTCAGTTGGCACAATGAGTATCGCCATAAATTGAAACTGTTGATTGCAGAAAGAATTGGAAAAAGAAAATGACAAAATGGATTACAAGTGACCTGCATTTCGGTCACGCAAATATTATGAAGTTCTGCCCAGTAACACGGGCAGGCTTCACTGACACCGATCACATGCGTGAGCAAATGATCTCCGAGTGGAACCGTGACGTTAAGCCAGAAGATGAAACATTCATTCTGGGTGACTTTGCATTCTTGCCGGCTAAGGATGCAGTCGCAATCTTGCGCCGATTGAACGGTACAAAGATTTTGATTGAAGGTAATCACGACCGCAAACTGTTGAACGACCCTAGTTTCCGTAATGAGTTCAAAGAAGTTCACCAGTACTTGCGTTATGTGCATGAAGGCACTACTGTGATTATGTTGCACTATCCTATCTTGGAATGGGACCAGATGCATCGTGGAGCAGTTCATTTCTATGGACACGTTCATGGTGCAAAGACTGGTATGGAAAAGTATCGTTGTCGTGACGTAGCGTTTGACGCTACTGGTCGAGTTGTTAGCAACTTGGACATGATGATTAAAGACGCATTGAAAGGTGAGATTAAGTCTCACCACTAAGGAGAAAGTATGCCAAAGTGTTATCAACTGATTGGAGTGCCTGGCGCAGGCAAGAGTACTTGGATTAAGAACCAAGAGTGGGCTAACGATTGTGTGGTTGTTTCTACTGACGAGTTCGTAGAAGATTACGCAAAAGAAGTAGGCTCAACATACAGTGATGTATTTGACGACTACATGCCTACTGCTGTCAAGTTGATGGCTGATAAGGTTGTTCGTGCCCGTAATGCAGGTAAAGATATTATCTGGGACCAAACATCTACTAGCGAAGGCTCACGTAGAAAGAAGTTCAATATGTTACCTGACTATGAACACATTGCGGTGGTGTTTAAGACTCCTGAAATGGATGAATTGAAGCGCCGTCTTGCATCGCGCCCAGGCAAGAATATCCCATCGCACGTGATGGTTCAAATGATTCGCAGTTTTGTAATGCCCACACTAGATGAAGGCTTCACTGAAATTCGAGTAGTATAAAGTATTACTTTTCAGTGGTTGACTTTAATTCAGTTTGGGCATATAATAGATACTTAGATTGATTAAAGGAGTGAGCAATGGAAGGTTTTACATTTGAATTGTCGGGTATGGACATTGTCCAAAAGGCCCAGGTCTACGCCATTGCTGCTCACTCGGCTGTTCAGCAAAAGCGTAAGTACACTGGCGAACCCTACTTTGTTCACCCTGCAGAGGTTGCACAAATCGTAGCCAGTGTTCCAGGTTCTACTCCTGACATGGTTGCGGCAGCTTGGTTGCATGATGTTGTAGAAGACACTGGCTGCACATTCACTGACATTCACATGGCTTTCGGTATCGATATCGCTGTGTTGGTTCAGTGGTTGACTGACGTTTCTAAGCCCGAAGATGGCAATCGTGCTACTCGCAAGGCAATGGATCGTGAGCATACTGCACAAGCACCTGCTGAGGCACAGACCATCAAGTTGGCAGATTTGATCTCCAACAGCAAGAGTATCATGGCACACGACCCTGACTTTGCCAAGACTTACTTGGAAGAAAAAAGATTGTTGTTGGCTGTGATGACTAAGGGTGATCGCGGCTTGCACGCCGAAGCTAGTAAGTACGTTGGAGTTTAAGAATGACTAATCCTGTAACCAAAGACAATTTAGTTCGAGGTGGTAAGTATAACTGGAAGTGGCAACCTGAACGACTAGTATACTTGCGTCAGGTTGGTGCATGGTATCAGTTTGCATTGACTTCCAACCCTGAGAAGATTTGGTGCGAAGTTCTTGCAGAAGACTTGGAAATGTTTGAGGAAACAAAATGAACAAACAAATCAAAGAACTTGCTGAACAGGCTGGACTCAGAATTGAGTATCAGATGATTAACCCGCCCAAGCCTTTTCAGATTCTTGGTAGTACTGAACAGTTTGAAAAGTTCGCCGAGTTGATTATCAATGACTGTGCTAGTCTATGTGAGATTGAAAGCCGATCATACACTTATTCTTTCACACCAGCAAAGGCACGATTAGCAGAATCTACTGCAAAGAATTGCGGTACAATAATCAAACGACATTTTGGAGTCGAATAATGTTTAAAGAAGAATTGAAAAAGTACGTAGAGACTTCGGGCCTAGTGAACATGAAAGAGGCTGGCGCCGGCATCTTCATCTTGAAGTATAAGAAGAAGGTGTTCTACGATAACCTGTGGAACGAGTACATCGCTGAATGCCGTGGATCAGTGATTGATAAGGATTTCAACCTAGTTGCTTATCCCTTCACAAAAATCTACAACTATGGCATTGAGAAAGAAGCACCCGTGCTTTCTGACGACACTCAAGTAACTGCTTTCCGTAAGGTTAATGGTTTCATGGTTGCAGTTTCGTATCACAACGGTGACGTTTTTGTATCTACTACAGGTTCTACTTTGGGTGACTATGTTGGCTATGCTAAGGATATGATGCTAAAGCACATGCCCTGGAGTGACTGGCAAATGGCACTAGCAGCCGATGACTGCCGAGACATGACCTTCATGTTTGAGTGCGTACATCCCAACGATCCTCATATCGTGGTTGAAAAGCCAGGTATGTACATCTTGGGTTATCGTGAAAAGACTTGGGGGTCTAAGGTAGGTCATGATGTTTTCATGCTACAAGAACTTGGTCATGTGTTCAACTGTTTTGTACCAGAAAGCGTAACAACTAACCTGGCACAACTAAAGATCATGGTCAAGGAATGTAAGCACGAAGGCTTTGTGTTCTATACACAGGACGGAGTTAGCTCTAAGATCAAGAGTCCATACTACTTGACTTCAAAGTGGGTAGCACGTAACCCTCGTACAGACAAGCTAGTTGACCTGAACAAGGACATCAAGCAAAATCTGGACGAAGAATACTACCCACTAGTGGATGCAATTCGTGCTAACATCGTTGAATACACTAGTATGGACGAGCAAGCTCGCCTAGCATGGGTTCGTAATTTTGTGAGTGCGTGATATGGAAGAGTTTGAATATACTCACGGTGCGTTGAGCCCCAATGATCCTAGTCAGGTTCCCATGAAGTATTATACCAAAGAGGAAGCAGAG